GTCGACACGGTGTCTCCTAGCGGGTCAAGGCGTACGGAACAGCTAAAGACTAGCCGCGCTTACAGTGGCGAGTCAATCAGAACAGGGAGAAACCGACCGGCCGGGGACCGCTCGGACTCTCCGTACCGTCCGGACTGTTCGGATCATCCACTTCGGCTTCGTCCTCCGGCGTGACCTCCCCATCCGGTCCCAGCTCCCAGCCGGTCTCGTCAACCAGGGCCTGTTCGTACAAGGCGTCTTCCTCGTCGGATTCCGGCTCGTCTTCCTCGCTAACGCCGTCCATCCCGATATCGTCGCCCAGCTCCAGATCCGCGTCCGGATCGGTCAGCAATAGCGCGGCCTTGAACTCCTCAGCACTGATCGTCGCCATGCTCTTGTGTCCTCCATGGGCGTGCGGACCCGGCCACACACCGGTCGCCAGCTTGTGAATGTTGGCCGTCAGGCCGTCCAAGATGTGCGGGTTCTGTACGTACTTCGCCAGGTGGTGACGTAGACGCTTGAAGTCGCCGGGCACGCCGGGCTTCCACTTCGTGCGCCCCTTGCCGTGCGCCCAGTACTCCCGCAGTTTCATCGCGTGCGGGTCCGGGCTCATCACCTTCACCTCAAGATCCATCCCGATCTCGGCCGGTGTCTGCTCACCCGCCAGCCAGCCATCCGGCAGCAGGTTCGTCACGTTCAGCCGTCGCGCGCTGCGCACAATCCGGTTCTTGGTCGCCACCCGGTCGGCGGCCTGCGGGAACCCGGTGAGCGCGTCTCGCACGCCGAACACCGACGTGATCAGGTTGCCGGTCGCGCGCATGCGCTTGATCTCCACCCGCGCTTCGTCGATCGACTTCTCCGCGACCCCCAGGGGGAAGTCGTAGGTCTCCTCGCCCATCGCCACGGTCAGCCGGTCGAAGGTGATCGGCCCGGTGAACGTCAGTTTCTTGACGGCGCCGTAGCGCGCGGTCATGTGCGCGATGAACGGATCGTGCTGTTCAGCCCGCATCTCCTCCGGCAACGCCTGGAGAGCACCGTCGTGCGCCATCGCGATCACCGTGCTGTCGCCGACCAGGTAGACCGAGCACGGTTCGCGACCCTCGTAGCCGTCCGGATTGAACACGCCCCCGCCGAACACCCGCGCTTCCACCGCTGGCAGGTGCGCCGCCATCTCCGCCACCCCGGCGATGATGCTGTTGCGCACGGCCGGTTCCAGCGTGCTGACGTCGTCACCGAGGTAGGCGAGCGTGAGGTGCATCGCGTCGGCTTTCTCGCCGCCGGGGATGACCAGCGCGGCGGCGTCCTCCGCGCGGGGAATGAGCGCGATCATGCCGCCGGTGTGCTCGTCTGCCATGGGCGTCATCGTCGCAGCCTGATCACGGCTGGTCGGGGCGGCGCGCCGGATGCGTTGACTCGGCGCGAATGCGCAGGCTACCCTGAGGGCCGCTGAATTCTGGCGAGTGAGTCACACTGCTCAGTGGCGTGCTTGGACAGGGTGAATGCGGAACCGGCGTGACCCCGACACCACAAGTGTCGGGGTTTTGTCGTATTAAGGCTTGGTTACCTCGGCCGTGACGCCATCGGCTCCCGCACCGAGCACGCTCAACGTCGCGCCTTCCGGCAGGATGATCGCGCCACCCGCGTAGCCGATCGCGATCCCGGCCGGGATGGCCACCGACAGGGTCACCGCCCCTTGCGCGGCGACCGCGAGACCCAGGACCAGCGCGCCCGGCAGGATGATCGTCTGCCCGGGAACCACGGTCAGCGGCTTGTCCAGCACCCGATAGCCCACGATCGACTCGCCGAGGGTGACCACGGAGGCCACCGGCGGCAGGCCGTAGCCGTCCGGCGTGGGGATCAGCGTCTCCCCGGCCGCCGACTCGGCCGCGTCGGTAGCCGCCTTGTCCAGCGCGGCCATGGCGTAGCGCGCCGCGCCGTCACTGTCGCCACGGCGTTGCTCAAAGATCAGGTCAAGAGCGTCCTGGGCGTCTTTCCTGGGCTTGCGGAACCGCAGGCCGCAGCGGCAGCCAGCTATTTCGGGCCAGCTCTCCGGCAGGTCGATCGGATCGCCGGGGTGCAGCATGCGGAACACGCCGACCGCGAAGTGGTCACCGATCCGACGTACCTGCCCGTCAGCGGCGACGTGCGTCGGCCGCACCCGGGTGTCGCGCTTGCTCACCCACTGGGTGTGCGTGACGCCCAGCCGGATCGCCTCGCGATACGCGGCGTCGTTGATCAATGCGTTGGCCAGGGTCCGGCCGGACATCAGTAGCCAGTTGCCGCCTTTGCGGTGCGCGGCATCGATCCGGTCCAGCACTTCGTCCAGATCCCCGGCGGTCTTGTCGGCGTCGAGCACGGCCGCGCGGATCTCTCGCGCATGCCGGTCGGCCACGCCCAGGATGCGGCCCACCACGTCGTCCACAGCCTGTTCGATCTCGCTCATGTCGAACGCACCGATGTTGTTGTCATCGCCGAGCCGGGTGGCGACGTCGGTGGCCGCGTCCATGGCGATGTGCAGCGCGACTGGCCGGAGGTCTTTCGCCAGCTCGTCGGTGATCTTGGCCGGGACGACGTACTCCGGGTCCAGGGCTTTGAGCTCCGTCCGAAGTAGATGATCGACAGCACCGCTCCGGAAAGCCCTATGTGGACGATCAACATCTTTCGTTTCCACTGTCCACCAACGGGTTCCCTTGCGCGCCTTCGGCCCACGGGCACGCGCAAGCACGACACCCTGCGTCCGATCCAGGTACGTCCGTAACACTGTCGTCAACGCGTCCTGTGCCGCCTGCACCCGCGTCTCATTCGCCGCCACCAGCTGGTCGCGCAACGGACCCGGCGGCGGATCCGGTGCCGCCTCGGTCACCGCGACCTTGTCAGCCTTGATCGTCGGCAGATCACTGCCAGAGCGCGGTAACGGGTTCGGGTCGCGCGCGGCTCTCCTTACCCTCCCAGTCGGGTTCCACAGCCAGCGCGTCACGGCGTTCCAGCGCGGCCGGTGCCCGGCTCGGTCCCACCACGCGCAGCGAGCGGGCGTTGTTGATGTCGCCCGCCAATCGAGCCCCAGCCTGACTGCCGATCATCGCGCCACGCTGCGCTTCGGCACCCACATCCGCCGGTTGCGGGCTGCCGATCATCGGCAGCTTCGCCACCTCGGCCACGTCGTCGTCATTCTGTCCGGCGGCGATCTTGCCGCTGGGCAGGAACACCACCCGGGATGCCGGGATGTTCAGGGGCGGCATGCCCGCGATGATCCGGTACTCGTCGAGCGTGATCAGTCCGGCGGCGAAGTCCTCGCCCGCCGTCTTGATCATCTCGCGCTTGTGGCGGCCCAACACCCACACGTCGGACAGATCGTGGCGCAGGTACAGCATGTCGTCATAGCTGCCGGTCAGGATGTCCAGCTGGTCATCCAGCATGCCGAGCATGTCGCTCATGGTGGTGGACCACCAGATTTCAAACTCCGCGTCGGCGTTGTCGAATGTCCGGCCTGAGGAGTCGCCCAGCACCGACGTCGGCGTGCCGAAGGTCATGCTCACCTCCTTCAGCATCCGGTCCATCGACTCCGACCACTGCGTATCCCTGGGATTGCCGGAGGTGTCCACCCACTCCATCGCGTCGCCCTGGACAGCCGACGTACGCCCGGCCGACGACGGGCCACCGTTGAAACGGGCCTCCAGGATTTCCAGGGCGTTGTCCTGCACCGTGCCTTTCACCATGAGGATTCCGCCAGGACGGCCGTCGTTATCCATAAACCGGCGGTTGTATCCGCGCGCGGCCCGGTCCATGTCGGCCGACATGGCCGCCGCCTGCATCGGGGTCATCCCCCGGAACATCAGCGTGGGGTGCGGCGAGCGCACCCACAGCACGCTGTTGGTCTGCTGGGCGAACGTCGCGCCCGGGTTGTAACGCGGCAGCGTGTTGTACGGGCCGGTGCCATCGTTCACGGTGACCCGGAACGCGCCGATCGGGTCGATGGCTTCCGTGCCGTCCGGCAGCACCTCCCGGGTAGGGATGATCTCCACCAGGTCGGGGTCCAGCAGGTTCAGCATGCCGATCCGGCCCGCCCGGGTGCGCACCACCTCGATGTACACGCCCCGGCTGGACAGCAGCCACTGCGCGATCAGGCGGTACCGGAAGACTTTCGCTCGCTCCCAGGGATTGGACTGCACGTTGAACACGTGCAGCAGCCGAGTCGGGTCGGCCACCTTCTTGATCGGCACCCCGTCCACCGGGTCGCCTTGCCGCAGCTGAATCGTGCGCGCCACGGCCGCCGACGCGATGACGTGCACGGCTCGGTAAATCCACGGATTGACCTCGAAGCCCTCACGGACCGCGCGGTCGGTGTTCCAGTCATTGCTGTACGGCTGGCCGGTGACGACGTACTGCCGAAAGAACGATTTGACCCGGCCGCCGAGGCTCTTGGCTTCCACCCTGCCGACCGGACGCCGCCCGGTGATGATCTCCCGAAGCCGGGGGGCGAGCGTCCTGCCTGGCACGGCGGCCCCTCTCGTACGCGATCACTGCTGGTCGCGCAAGGGTATGGCAACGCCCCCGGCTGCGTGGTCACGCAACGCGGGGGCGTTGTCAGGTTCGAGCGCGTATGGCATGGGTGTCGGCTGATACGTGGCTCGAACACGAGGGTCGCCGGGGCGACTGATCAGTGGGCTTCGACAAGGAGATGGCCCCGGCAATGCTCAGAGAGTTTCGTGCGGGGGATGGCCGGGGGTAAGTAGGGTGCCCTGGCGACCTAACTCGGGTTTCGTGTCGGAATTGGCCAGGGCAAGAACTGAGGGTACGGGATGCCGGGACATTCGCACTATGGGTTTCACGTCCATTCTGGTCCCGGTAAGTTAGGTGCCCTGGCGCAGTCTGAATGGGTTTCGGCTTCACGATGGCCAGGGCGGGCAAGACGCCGGGACGTCGGAGCGCTGGGTTTTCACTGCTCCATTGGTCCCGGCAAGAATGGGTGCCCCGGCGAAGGTGATTTAGTTGTCAGAGCGAGCCTGGCCGGGGCAGTTGAGATGCCGAGACGTTCATTGTATGGGCGTCCAAACCGGAAGTGGTCTCGGCAAGTTAGATGCCCTGGCGGCTCTCATATGGGTTTCAAGCGAAAACTGGCCAGGGCAAGTCATCAGGCGACGGCGGTCACGGCGGTGAGTGGCGCGCCCAGTTCGACGCTCAACCCCCGATGCCGCCGCGCCTCCTTCCATAGGTCGCGCAAGAGTTCCTTGGAGATGGCACGCAGCGCACGAGCGTGGATGTGCCCGTCGCGCAGGGGCGTGGTCGCGAGCGCAGGGATGCCGGGGGTGCCGTCGGCCTCGCGGCGCGTGCCGCACTGTGAGCATTCCCGATCGTGAACGGCGCCCTTGTAGTGCTCCTTGGTCTCGTAGTAGATCCCGGCATAGTGCCCGCCGGGCGTCTTGAGACATGACTCGGCGATCATCCGGGCACGCGAGCGGGCGTCCGGCGACCAGTTCGACTTCTGGCCTTTCCGTCGAGCCTGCGCCGCACCCTCCACCACGGAATACCCGCTGTAGGCCCACAGCTCCGACACGATACGCGGACGCTTCTGCGCGACGTGCCAACTGGGATCGCCGGTCGCGCCCAGCAGCCGGGCAAGCTGTTTCGCGCCGACGCCTTTCGTCATCGGGTCGGCGAGGAACTCCCGCCACGGCGATGTCTTGCTGCGCATCATGTGCTCGACAGATTTGATCGACTCTTTTTCCAGGTCGGTGACGACGGTCAGAACCCGATCGATGGGGCCCAGGATGTTCCCGTTCCGCTCCCAGTTCATACCGAAGCCATACCGGGTGCCCTTCTTGCCCTCCTTCTTCGGGACGGTGAGGACGTCTTTCGACGTGGTCAGGATGCGCAACCGGTTGGCCTGCGCCATGCGCAGATGCTCCAGGTCATCCAGCATGGCAGTGAACATGTTGAGCGAGTCGTATCTGAACTCATCTTCGTCAAAATGCATGGCTTCTCCTTGAGGGTGGGAATCCGCAGGCAGTTGGGCCATGGATTTACATCCGAATTGGCCTGCGGATTGCTAAGGGCGGGAACACTCATACATTGGTTACCAGTTGCACAATGATTCCCGCCGGTCTCTGTGAAATTGTGGCCCGCAAGCGTGTCAGTCTTGGGTTTTTACGCTCCACTCTCTGGCTTGCAGGTTGCTGGAGGCGGGAACATCGCTACCTTGGTTGTCGGTTTAGCATTGGTTCCCGCCGGTCTCTGTGAAATTGTGGCCCGCAAGCAAACCTTGCATGGGTTACGGCTCAAGCTTGGCTTGCGGGTTGTTAGCAGCGGGGGCGGAGTACTCTTGGGTATCGCGTGTTTGCTGGCCCCCGCCTGGCGCCCGCCACCCGTATGACGGGGTGACGGGCTTGCCGGGCATCCGGAACTTGGGCTACGAATCCTTACTTGGCCCGGCAAGTCTCTGTGAAGTTGTGGCCCGCAGGCACGACTATCTTGGGTTTCGGCCCTACAATGGCTTGCGGGTTGTTGAGCGGCGGAAGCGTTCGCTTATTGGGCGTCAAACGGTTGGTAGCTTCCGCCTCGTGCCCGCCACCTGTGCGACGAGGTGACGGGCTTGCCGGGCATTGTACGTGTGGATTTCAGTCGCACTCTGACCCGGCAGGTCTCTGTGAAGTTGTGGCCCGCAAGCGCGGTTCGGATGGATTTCGGAATCTGCGTGGCTTGCGGGTTGTTAACGGCGGAAGCAGTAGGAATCTGGGTTTCTTTGACACTCTGGCTTCCGCCTAGTACCCGCCACTCGTGCGACGGAGTGACGGGCTTGCCAGGCGTGCGTCTCATGGACTTCAGGGGGCATGTAGCCCGGCAGGTCTCTGTGAAGTTGTGGCCCGCAAACGCCCGATGGTTGGATTCCGAGGAAGGGATGGCTTGCGGGTTGTTAACGGCGGAAGCGCGACGAAAATGGGTTTCAGTACGTGTGTGGCCTCCGCCTTGTGCCTGCCGTCCGTGTGACGGGACGACAGGCTGGCCGACACGCACGATGGGAAACGGGCTCCTTTTGGTCGGCCGATCCTCGACGCCGGGGCAAAGTGTTGATGGACTTGATTCTCCAGATGGCCCCGGCGAAGTCTCGTCACTTCCGCATGATCGCCTCGCCCACCTCCGGCGACAGGTCAGCGACGGTGGCCGCGTTGTTCTCTTCCAGCGCGGCGGCGAGCTTCTCGAACCGACGCGCGGCGGCCAGGTCTTCTTCGGCTTTGGCGCGACGCACGCTGGCGGCGAAGCGTAGCTGCGTGGCGTTGCTGACACCTAGGGGCTGGTAGTCCTGTTCGCCGACGCGCAAGGTCTGTTCGAGCTGCCGGGCCCACCAGTTGCTGGCGGCGGCGAGGTTCGGATTGTAGGTCCAGCCGCCTTGCCCGTCGTCATACTTGACCGGTTCGCCGGTGGGTTTCGGTTCGGCGGGGGGAAGTTGGGTGGTCATGATGTGCCGCACCCACCCAGCGAGCGCGACGTCCACGGCGATGCCGAGTTCGATCGCGGTGGTGAGTTCGGCGCGGAGTGTCGCGGTCACGGCGTACGGGTTGGCCTCGTCGCGGCCCAATTCCCAGACTCGCTGGCGGAGCTGTTCGACATGAGTGATCATCGGCGGGCCCTTCCTGTCAGGCATAAGCGGAACAAGGCCAAACCCTAACCGCCAGTCCGGCGGCTTGTCAACATCTTCGGTGTGTCGCCGTCCACTACGGCGTAGCGTCTGCGCGAAGACACAGAAGGGGGCGCGCGTGCCGGACTCGTTCACCAACATCCTGTTCAACGACGAGATGTTCACTGTCCGCTCAGCCGTGTCGTCCCTGGCCGAACTGGTCGTCGAGGTGCGGTCAGACGACGAGCAGTTGCAGCACCTCGCGGATCTGGACATGCTCGTTCGCGCGCTGTGCGGTGTACGTGACGAACTGCTGGCCCGGCTGCGCGACGGCGAACACTCCTGGACCAGCATCGCCGACGTCACCGGGGTACCGATCAGCACATGGCGCGGTCGCTACAGCCGGGCCCGTTCCTAGATCGCGTAGCGAAACACGCGTTCGGTGTTCGGCGGGGTGACGCTCACCCCGTACTCGATCACGTAGCCGTCGTCGGAGCTAAGTGTGTTGCGGGTGACCTGCACCGGTGAACCGGGCGCGACTTTCAGCCAGTAGGCCTCTTCCGATGTCGCGCCGCGTGCACTGACCATGTCGACAACCTGGGTTCCCACGTAACCGGTTCGTTCCTGAATGTAGTTGGGCGTCCCCTCGGGAACGCGGGCGAGTTCGACGAGCTTGGGCGCGACGTCGAGCAGGGCCGCGTCGTGATAGCTCACCGAGGTAGACATCGGATCATCCCGCAGGGTGTAGGTGACCCGTTCCCGGCGAACCACCGGGTCCCCCTCGGTCAACCCCATCATCCGGGCGACTTCCTCAGTGGCCGGAACCACTTCGGCGGCCACGATCTCCGCCCTGCGGGTGCCGCCGTAGATCTTGCCGGTGACCTTGCCGGAGGTGTACTCGTCGCCGCTGATGCGCTGGATACCGAACGCGACAGTGGTTCCGGACGCGCCTGCCGTCGTCTCTGTCAACCCCTCGGCGCGCAGCTGCTGATACGCGCGGGACACGGTGGCCGGGGCCAGTCCGAGCCTGGTCGCGGTGAACCGAATGCTGGGTAGCTGGTCGCCTTCTTTATAGCGGCCTTGCACGATCGCGGTGCGCAGATCCTCGTACACCTGCTGATACGCCGGTACGGGCCGCTCGATTTCGGACATGTGGTTCCCGTGCCTTTCGCGGGGTCTGGCGACAATCCATGTGTCATGTACTATAACATTGCACTTAGTACAAAGCGTACCGACCGGACCGATCACCCATCACCGCTGAACGGAGGTTTCGTGACCGAGCAACAGGAAACGAACCGTAGGCGTTTCCCGCGTTTCCGGCGCGTTCACCCTGACCACAAGGCCGTCACCCCCTCCTCGGGTTCAGTGAAACGGTGGGAACGGCGCATCGTGATCTCCGTCGCGGTCGTCTCAGCACTGGCGCTCGCCGCCGTCGGCGGCTCGATGAGCTACTCGCACATGTTCGACTGGGCGACCGCGAACGGCGAGGTAGGTGACCACCGCTGGCGCGCCCAGCTGTTCCCGGTGTCCGTGGACGGCGCGGTCGTCATGGCCGCCACCGTGATCTACGCCGATGCCCGGATGGAGCGGGTCCGCGACAAGCTCGCCTATTCAATCGCCATGATCGGCATGGCCTGGTCGCTGGGCGCGAACATCCTGCACGACTGGGTGGCGACGTTCGCGGGCAAGCTCATCGCCGCGTGGCCGCCGATCGCGCTCGCGGTCAGCGTCGAGCTGCTCGTGCGGTTCATCCGGCGCATCCGCGAACAGTCCGACGAGGACGCCAGGCGTGCCGAGAAGGCGGCGGCCCGCACGATCAAACCCGCGTGGACGGCGCCCGCCGCCCCGAAGCCGACCCCGGCCACGGTCGTCGAGCCTGACGAGATCGCCCGGGAAGTTGCCACCCTCACCCCCGAGATGATGACGGCCGGGTGGGCTCCCGCCGACTACGAGAACGCAGGCGCGGCGATGCTCGGTTACCTCGAAAAGGTCAACCCAGACACGATCGGCGCGGATCTTGACCGGCTGGTCGGCACGCCGTTCTTCGGGATCAAGCCCGGCCGGGGTCGTCAGATCGTCCAGAACTTCAAGGCCGCCCAGGCGGCGGCCACCGACACTCTCAGGAAGGGGTAACGCGTTGGCCACCAAGGTCACCCGGAAGCGGCCCGCACCCCGGCGTGGGCCGCGCGGCAAGGTAGTGCCACCGAAGGTCAAGCGGGCACCGAAGAGGCGCGTCCGCCGTACCCCGGCGGTCGCCCGTAAAAAGCGTTCGTGGTTTCGCCGGGCGGCCGTAGGCACGCTGCGCGGGACCGGCCGGGGCATCGTCAAGGGTGCCCGCAAGACCCCCGCCGTCGTGCGCGGCGTCGCCGGATGGAGCAAGGCCCAGGCCGCGCGCGGCAAGTTCGGCAAGGGCTACAACCCGGAGCCGGGCGAGATCCCCGGCAACGCACGCGGCCGTCACAAGCTGTTCTGCCAGGCGTGCGCCGACGACAAGGGCAAGCGCGGCAAGCGGTTCGCCGACGCGCACGCGCTGACTGATCACTGGGACCGGGTGCATGCCGGGGAAGACCCGGTGAAGCGCAAGCGGAACCCGATCGGCCACACGGTCACCCGGGGCAAGACCGCTCGCGACAAAGACAAGGTGCGAGTCCGGCCCAGCCCGGAAGTCAAGAGCAGGGGACGGCACCGCCCCGGCGGCGACCGAACACCGGCGGCGGACTTCGTGACCCGCCACAAAGCCAGAATGGCCAAGATCGGAGCAGCAGTGATCAACGACATCGACGGTGCCCAGCGCATCAAGACGGGGTTCCAGGAGATCGGGAAGATGCCCATCGGCGGCGTCAAGCACATCACCGCGATCGCCACGGCTCTCGAAGAGGCGATGACCCCCGGGCCAGAAGCGATGCAGGCGTTCCGCGTCAAGATGCTGGCCAAGGATTTTGACTCCGCCGTCATGGTCCAGCTGATCAAGGTGGAAGAGCTGCTCCAGCAGGCGGGGCAGTGCTTCAGCGCGTTCATCGCGGACATGGACGACATGTACAAGAAGGACATCAAGATCGCCCGCGAACGC